CACGTAAGTGATCGAGATTTGTTGAATCTCTTGATGGTACTTCTACAAAATATTGTAAAAGTGACTGCGAAGAGCCACGCTCTACCCACTTTAAACTGGACTTCAAAGCCAGGGTCTTATACCTGGTCCTATGGAACTTGTCGCAATATTTGCCACTAATTCCGATAGGTTCGTCCGATGTTAGGAATGAGTAGAGCCTCAGAGGCCACTCTTCTGAATGGTGTATGGGAATACGTCGCATAAACTTGCGGGGTATCTCATTATCCATCCAGGATGAAAGATTCCATAATCCTTTTTTATAAGCATTATTGGAAATTTCAACCCAAGAGAAGAGAAGCTCAGGTTCTCTTTCTATATCACTACAAGTAGGAGGTTTACTCCTACTAATATATAGTGGTGTTACATCATGACCCATGAAGGCATCTAAGCCACATGCTTCACGAAAGTAACCCTCTGTATGAGTCTTAGATTTGTTTATCTTCAAACCTATCTCAGACAGAAGTATAGAAAGAGTTTTGTATACAAATTTTGGAACGATGATGTCGTCTCCAAATATTTGTATCTGGTGTGCGGCCCGCATGAGATTGCGGTCCTTAACTTTCCAATTCTTTTCAAAAAGAATAGCTGCTATGCAGAGCATTCCGTAGAATACGGTCTGCACAGGGAAAGTTGTTGCATTACCCATACCAGCATACTTCTTAAGAGTTAATATCTCGTCAAGTTCAGAGATACTAACCTTAGGAGATCTGCACGCATGTAACGCGTTAAGTAGTGATATATTGCTTCTAAAAGCATATTCCACGTGCTTACACGTTAATCTATCGCTGGCTTCGGAAAGATCTATAGTGACGTAGTCACCAGAGATCGATCCAAGCCGACATAGATTCTGCGATGGTACTTGTGAATAAGGATCATAAAGATTCTTAATACACTTGGGTAGGTTATCACGCATGTATCCTAATACTGCCTTTTGGCAATATACATTGGATATAGGTTCAATTGTGATGAGCCTAGGACCTTTCATGGTCTTAGGAACTCCACAAAGCCTACTGTTAGGAGGCTCAATGTTAGCAAAAGAGCTAGCATTGGTCCAGTCTTCCAGCATACGGATATTAGGGACACCAAACTCAGTATAAGGAAATACCTTATTGAGTTTAGATCCCCATGAAGTAAAGAGATATTTATCTCTAAACTTCGTACCTTCTGCAACGGCACCAGTGCCATGACTAGGATGTAACGATCCAAGGTTTACTTCTTTGAATTGCGAAGCGATTCTTGAAGTAACTTGATCAAGTATCTGTACAAGAAGGGTCGGAACGGCAGTAAGACGCCTTTCCATAGACCTTTCAATACACCTACTAACATGTTTGTTCTCCTTAAAGAGAGAATCATTATACCAATCTAGGATTGGTGTATCTAATGATTCATCAGTTTCGATGAAAGTTTTTAGTGCTTTCATGGTAACATCTTCAGGGAGTTCTGCTCGTATTTTCTTATACATGTACAAGAAAGTGCGACAAAAGAACACGTGATCTGGATCGTTATCATATGATATCCCTGATGATGAGAAGAATCTCAACATCAGCCTTGAATAAGGGGAACCGGATTTCAATCTTCCGAGATCACTGGGGATTAGATCCCAGGAAAATCGGCCGGTTGAAAGGCCCTGATCGAATAACTTACCAAGATCTGGTAAGGAAATCGTCAGGAAACCCGGACCCCTTGTTTTTAGACGCCTTTCGGCGTCATAAAGGATATCAACTAGTATGGTAACAATGCTTGGATCCACTCTTTCCCAATCTTTAAAGAAAGGGTAAAGCGGTTCCAAACCGATGTCATTAATCGACATTGAGGTACTCCTGTAGCTTGTCGACCAATTTGACTACCATAAGCACGGTAACCATATGCGGTTCTTTCACAGATTGCGAAACCGTAGTAAAGTACTACGGACCGTGAGATCAGATCTCGCGGTTCACAATCTTTTCTACTACATTCGTAGCAGTAGTGAAAGACTGCAGAAGCGCTGCTGCATCTTCAGACGATGGATCGTCTTGGATGCCGGAAAGCGTTTTAATCACTGTCCAGGCGCTAGAAGTCCGAAGTAGAACGCCGTCATCATCATAATGACTGACGTCGACTCGAGCAAGGTGAGATTCACCTACTTGAGACTTCGGAATTTCATGGTTAATCGTCAACTTGATGCGCTTATTAGCGCTGACATTCAGATAGAACTCTGCATCAGAGCCATTCGGGGCAACCCGATTGAGCGTATGAGTAGTAGTTCCATCTGATTCTGTCAAAGTGATGGTATTGTCAAACATGGTTTGGTTTTCCTTCTTAGGGCATAGTCGTCTCACGACGAGTGGTTTCAAAATACTCTTTATTGAGTATTTCTACACGATAACTAGTAATGATACTTAGTTTTTCGTGCAAGTGCAAGGGATCCCAATATCGAAAACTGTCGGCTGGTCAGAAATCCAACCTTCAGAAATTCGAACGGGAGCGAGGCTGCTTGGTGCCGCATCTTTGATTCGACGCGGAAGGAATAATTTCCGGTGAGCTCATGTTGGTTATACATGGGCGAGTAACCGGGATTTATTCCAATCACCTCACCAGATTGCCAGGCATTTTGATAGGTCATAACATTTAGTTTTTCCCATCTCATGTCTAATGAATTGTTACCAATTTTGATATAAGTACCAAGGTTGGTAAACCAATCAATGAGCCAAGTCCATGGAATGGAATTCCATACTGTACTTGGACGCAATTTGGTGTTATATGCTAGGTCCCGAGCCATTTTGACTCGGTCTGCATATAAGTCCGGTACCTTGTCAGAGGAAACTCTGGCAGTGTACCAACTTTTACGAGAGTATGCTTTATGGGATTCGATCTGGACTACATCATGAATGTGTAACCAGGGCGTTCCCCAAGGCACTCCCTTATCATTAGAAAGAGTCCTACGTAAAGATACCTTTCCTTTGGAAAGTTTATCTAAATACTTAAGACGCCGATTTACTTTTTCTTGAAAATCGGTAAGTTTTCTAAGATCAGAGATTAGTGGTTTCCATCCGAACTCTACGGCAAGATGCCAGTTCGGAGCACGGAAATCACCTCGTAAAAGTGTATCTCCAATATCTTTGAGCATCCGTGGAAATTCTCTCATTTCGTAAAGAAAATTGAGAATATCTACGTCGGGTTCGACAGTATCAATTATATTTGATACAGCATCAATAGTCAGTTGATTTCTGAAGTCATCTGAATCTATTTCATGATGCTTTGACTTGACGCTACTCCAAGCGTCTCGCCAGTTGTCGCACCAGTATCCTGAATAGTTTTCCAGGACACTCTCAATGTCGATAGATCCGTCAGGCCGTAATTTATACACTCTTCCATTAATTCTTAATGGATCGGTATATATCTTATGGATATTGAGCGGATTATCTTCGTGATATGGAGGAGGACTAGTGTCATCATAGCAGATCTCTACTGTGAGTGGATGGCCACCTTCAAAATTATCGTTACGATGATTGAAGTATTTGTGGCCACGAACAAAAATCGATCCATAATACCATGGGTCAGAGTGGTCATAAGCATGACCAACATCTACCCCATAGTTGGATTGAACTGATCGTCCTCTCATAGCATAAATCTCCTTGCACGGGAGTCAATATGAGCCTAGGCATAAATCCTAGGTGGAGTCCTCAGAATGAG